CATCTACAAGATCAGAATTAAAAGAGTATGCCTTGCGCAAGCTAGGTAAACCTGTAATAGAAATAAATGTTGATGACGATCAATTGGAAGATCGTGTTGATGAAGCATTGAAATATTATCAGGATTATCATTTTGACGGAACAGAGCGTACATTTCTTAAACATGCAGTAACAGCAGAAGATAAAACTAATAGCTATATAACCATAACTGATTCTAAAACGATTGGTATAGTGAATATATTTGATATTGGAGATGCAACAAGTACTAATAATTTATTCAATATCAAATATCAAATATCATTGAATGATTTGTATGACTTGTCAAGATATGATCTCGTACCATACTTTATGAATATGATGAACCTTAGACATATTGAAGAGATGCTTGTTGGCAAACAGCCTATTAGATATAACAGACATCAAAATATATTACATATTGATATGGATTGGGCTAAGGTATCCGTTGGTGATTATATGATTGCAGAAGTATATAAAGTAATAGATCCTGAAACATATACAGACGTTTATGGTGATAGGTGGCTTCTGCGATACGTAACAGCATTAGTTAAAATACAATGGGGTTCTAATTTATCTAAGTTTGTCGGTATGCAGTTACCAGGTGGTGTACAATTTAATGGCGAGCAAATTTTACAGCAAGGCATAGAAGAAAAGAACCATTTAGAAGAAGAAATGATTAGTAGTTTTTCATTACCAGTTAGCGACATGACAGGATAATTAAATGGCAAGAGGCACTAATCTATTCTTTAATAATTTTGGAAGCTCAGCTGAACAAAATTTAATCAATGATCTGGTCTATGAATCGATTAAGATTTATGGCATTGACATTGGATATATGTCTTTTACAGAAGATGACACTGACGATATACTTGGAGAATCAAGAAAGAAATACTATAACGACTACACATTACTCGAAGTGTATATTAAAAATGTTGATTCGTTCGAAGGCGAGGGTGATTTCCTAAGTAAATTTGGAGTAGAGATTAGAGATAGAGTCACGTTCTCCGTTGCTCGAAGAGCATTCGCAGAGTCAGTAGAAGCTGATCAATCATTAACAAGACCACGAGAAGGCGATTTAATTTATCTACCTCTTAATAAGAAAGCCTATACAATTAAGTTTGTGGAACATGAACCTACTTTTTATCAGATGGGTGCATTACAGTTCTACGATATAGTTTGTGAATTGTTTGAGTATAGTGGTGAAAGATTAAACACCGGCCAATCAGAAATTGATGATATAGAAACTGACTTCAGCACAGACATTTATGTTGATGTACAGCTTACAACACAAGATGGTATAACACCATTGTTTACAGAAGATAATATTAGAATTTTAAATGAGGAAGAAGATAGAAGTGATGCAAGCGATACAGCAGCTAGGGATTTTGATACTATCACAGATAGTGATAATATACAGCTTGAAACAGATGCAGATGCAATATTGGACTTCAGTGACGGCGATCCGTTCAGTGAAGGTGGATCCTTTTAATGTTTGGTCATAACTTCTATCATAATCATTTACGTAAATATGTAATAGTGTTCGGAACATTGTTCAACGATATTATTGTGCAAAGAAAAGATGCCTCTGGTAATATTGTACAAGATATTAAGGTGCCGCTAGCTTATGCTCCGAGAGAAAAAGCATTGGCTAGAATAGAACAAGATCCGGATCTTGCAAGAAAAGTCGGTATGGTATTGCCACGGATGTCTTTTGAAATGCAATCATATAGTTATGCCGGTGAAAGAAAATTAAATAAAATTCATAGAAACGTAGCTGTGTATGGTGATGATAAGAGCAAATTGTACGCAGCGTATAGTCCTGTACCTTATGATATAGGATTTGATTTAAATATCTATACCAGATATGCAGAAGATTCGACTCAGATACTAGAACAAATATTACCGTTCTTTACACCTGAGTGGTCTATAACAATGACTTTAATTCCAGAGATGGATTGGAAACAAGACATACCAATTGTATTGAGTGGGGTTACAACCGAAGATACGTATGATGGAGATTTTGAAACAAGACGAGCTTTAATTCATACCCTGTCGTTTGTAATGAAAGGTTATTTGTGGGGACCTGTTAGAAAAACTGGTATTATTAAGCAAGCTAATGTTATGACTCATGTAGACACTTCTACAATACATGCAAATTCGCATCCAGCGAATACTGTGATAGCTAATGTTAATATATCAAATGCGTCATCATCAGGGTATTATCTACACAGTAGAACTACAACTACACCTGGGTTACTAGCTAACGGAAGTCCGACGTCCAACGCATCTGCTACAGTAGCATCAGGATTAATTGATGCTGATGATGATTTTGGATATATACATAATTTTGAGGAGTGGTTCAGTGCAAACACATCAGCCTAAAGAAGATAAAATAGCAAGTAGTTTAGATCTCACGCCAGTGCTGCCAGAAGAAAAGACACTGGTAGAAGCTACATCACCTGATAAGTTCGTAGACAAAAATTTAGAATATTCAAAAGATCTAGAATACTCAAGAGAGAATCTATATTATTTAATTGAAAGAGGCAGAGATGCGTTAGATGGTATATTAAGTTTAGCAGATCAAAGCCAGTCACCAAGAGCTTATGAAGTTGTTGGTCAGTTAATTAAAACAGTAACAGATACCAATAGAGATTTAATCGATCTTCAAAAGAAAGCACAAGATCTATCTGCAAAAGGTCAAGATCCTAGAACAGTAACCAATAATTTATTTGTAGGAAGCACAGCAGAGCTAACTAAACTAATAGGTGGCGATGCAAGAAATATCACAAAGGCAAGGAATAATGGACCCAGTAAATAGCGCTTCTTTAGAACTTACAACATATCTAGTACCCTGGATAGCACTATTAGTATCAATTGTTGTTACTATGTGGATAAAGGATTGGGTTACCGCTTTTGTTCAAGGTGCAAAATTTAGAATGAATAAAGCATTTAATGAAAGTGATCATGTTATATTAGATGGTCATCCAGCACACATTGTCAAGATAGGATTATCAGAGACAGTATTTGGTGTTTATTCAGATAAGGGATATACATGGAGGTATGTTCCTAATACCCGTATCCAATATCTTAAATTAGAAAAAATTGTAGATGCTGAACTACATCTTGATTCACCTCAAGAAAAAGCTAGAAGGATACAAGATTTAATTGATGTTGGTCAGAACAATGACATTGCAAATAATAAGCGAGAGATAGAAAAGATCATTAACAAGTAATGATAGAACATATAACACTGGAGAAGATTGGATGCATGAATATAATTATAAATTAGTAAAAGTGGTTGATGGTGATACAATTGATGTTGACATTGACCTGGGGTTCGGTATATGGTTAAAGAAACAACGTATAAGAATGATGGGCATAGATACCCCTGAATCAAGAACTTCTGATAAAGAGGAAAAAGTATACGGCATTTTAGCTAAAGAAAAACTTATCGCATTGTTATCGCAGAGCAGATCACTTCGAACTTTTAAAGATGCGAAAGGTAAGTATGGTAGAATACTAGCAGATGTTATTGTATATGATGGCGTTGAGGACCGGTGGTTTGGAGCCACACAAATAATGATTAGAGATAGCTATGGTGTTAAGTACCATGGTCAGAATAAAGAAGACATTCAAGAAGCTCATTTAGCTAATAGAGAAATATTAAATGCCCAAGGAATCGTTAACTAGAGAAGAAATATATCTTGGCAATCCAAGATTAAAAAAGGCTAACGTAAAGTTAGACTATACTAAGGATCAGGTTGAAGAACTAGCAAAGTGTGCTCGTGACGTCCTATACTTTTGCAACAAGTATATGAAAATTGTTAATGTTGACGAAGGCTTAATGAACTTCGAAACATATGATTTCCAAGATAATATTATTAACAGTGTACAGAATAATCGTTTTACTATATGTAAGATGCCTAGGCAGTCTGGTAAAACTACCGTCATGACTGCTTTAATATTACATTTTGCATTGTTCAACGAATCATTCAACGTTGCCGTTCTTGCTAACAAAGCTGCAACTGCTAGAGAGATATTACATAGAATTCAATTGGGTTTTGAGCACTTGCCTTTTTGGATGCAGCAAGGTATAGTAGAATGGAACAAAGGTAATATAGAATTAGAAAATGGTTCTAAAATATTAGCTGGCTCGACATCATCAGGTTCTGTTCGTGGTGGATCATTTAATTTAATATACTTAGATGAGTTTGCATTCGTACCAACTCATCAACAGCATGAATTCTTTGCATCAACTTACCCTACCATTTCATCTGGTAATACTACTAGAGTTATGATAACCTCTACACCTAGAGGCATGAATCTTTTCTATAAGATATGGACAGATGCTATCGAGGCTCGAAATGAATATGAAGCTATTGAAGTCCATTGGTCAGATGTGCCTGGTAGGGATGAGGCGTGGAAGAAGCAAACTATAGAAAATACAAGCGAAG